TCAGATCCTCTTCACGATGGCGATCACTCGGCCGATTACGGTCAGTTCGTCGTCGCCGACCCTTTGGGCCGGGACGTTCTGGTTGTCGGAGAGTAGCACGACTTCACCGTTGCTCTCTACCCTCACCCGTTTGACCATGCCGATGCCGCCAGTGGCGACTGCCCAGATCTGATCGTTCATGCGTATGGCATCTCGGCTGCGGTCGATCAGGAGAAGATCGCGGTCGCCGATCGTCGGCTCCATACTGTCGCCGATGCCGTGCGAGAATACGAGCTGGTCAGCTGGCGAGCTGGTGTACATGCGTACAAAGGCGCGAGGGAAGCGTTCGACGGTTTCGCCAGCATCGATATCGTCGAGGAACGTGCCGCCCATGCCGTAGGCCAGCTCGATCATCGGGATTTCAAGGCTGTCGTCGTCCCGCACCCCTTTGCCATCATCGACGAGCTGGTGGCGAAACGGGAGGCGCTGCTCCAGCGCCCTCGTCCAGCCGGGGAAATCGGGGAACCGCTCGCGCAGCTTTTCAAGCGTTGGCCCGCTGAGCCGGGTGGTAGCACTACCATTGAACGGCCGGTTGATCGTCGTTTTAGCTACGCCGATCTCGCGGGAGATCGCTGCCGGGGTAAGGCCGGAAAAATCCGCTATCTCGCGGATTAGCTGAGTGTCTTCTTCGAGGCCGCCCATGCCAGACGCCTAGCAAGTTCGCCGGTAGCATCGAGTAGCATTTACGCTATTGCAAAGTAGCAACCATGCTACTAATGCTACGGCATGGATCAGCAATCGACAGTTCGCGACATCGAGGAAAAGGCCCGCCAGCGGCGGATATCGATCCCCGATCTCTGTGCCCGCGCCGAGATCGCGGCGAGCACTTTCTATCGGTGGAAGAAGTCGCCGACGAACCCGCGCCCGAAGGGTGCGAACTTTCACCTCGTTGAGCGGCTCTATGGAGCTTTGGCAGCCATTGACGCTGAAGACGCCAAGCGGCTTTCGCGCGGCGGAAAGGCGGTGGCGGCGTGAGCGGGGTGTTTGATAGCTACGGCAAGTGCATCCGCCGCGATGGCGTGATCGTCCTCCGCGGTGCCAGTGGGAACCGCCTGTTCTGGTCAAAAGAAACGCAGGACCATGCGGGCGAGTGGGTGACTGTAATGAAGCCCAAGCGAAGCGACACACACATCCGGGTCCATGTTGGCCACGGCCAGAACCGGCGCACGATCGATGTGCCCGAAATGCTCGACGTCGGCTTCTCTGATCCAGATCTGATTGAATCAACGCTGGTGCGGCTGCGCCAAATACAGGCCCAGCCAGAGCATCAGGCAGCAAAACAGGCAGCGCGAGACAGCCGCGAATCAATCGTTCGCCTTCAGGCGAAACTGCTGATCGAGCTGATGGGTGATCGTCATTATCATGGACGCGTTGGCATCCTCACCGGTATCTTTCGCAAGACGGTAAAGCAGGTTCAACTTCTCAGAGAGCGCCTGTTCAAATCCGGGCGCGACATCGTCGAGGGCGATACACATCGCGATTTGCAGGCTCCCCAGTCCTTCGAGGCGCGTCTGCGTCTTGCTGAGCGCATCTTTGAGCTCAGCCAATTCGGATTCGATAGTCACGTCAAGTCTCCTTCGATTGATGGAAGTGAGACTAGCGATGCTACGCAGGAGGCGCACCGTCTATGTGGGGTGCGCAAATGAACGCCCGCAGCCAAGGCGGGCACCCGCCGTTCTTTCATAACGCCGACGTGATCTGCATCGATCCGGCAGACATCTTCATCCCGGAGCGGATTGGCTTCCTGCACGAGGATAAGGCGGTTGCGCTCGGTCGGCTGATGGCAGTCGACGGGCAGCGCGATCCGATCAAGGTTGCTCCGCACAAGGGAAAGCAGAGCTGGAAGCTGGTGACCGGTCGGCATCGCCTGCGCGGAGCCGAGATCGAGGGCATCCAAGTCTATGCACTCGAAGTCGGCGGCGATGCATCCGACCATGCCGATCTTGAAGCCAGCGAGAACCTGCACCGCAGGCCGCTGGGGCCGATCGAGCGCGCGAAGTTCACTGCGGCGCTGGTGCAGGCGGCGCAGGAGCGGATTGCGCGCGAGCATGGTGACGTGTCGCAGCACCAGCTGGCAATCAAGGCCCGTTGGGACCGCGTGAAACACCTCGAAGAGACGGTCGAGGGCGCTCTCAGGGATGAGACCGAAGATACGTGTGCCACGTTGTCACACGTATATGGCTGGGAGGAGTCGGTCGGCGAGGCGCTCGATATGTCGCGGCGCACGATCCACCGCGATCTGTCGCTGTATCGCCTACTGATCGAGCCGTTTCCGGAGCTGGTCGAGGCGCTGTCGAAGCATCCGGTGGTGGGCGAAAATGCCAGCCAGCTGAAGCAGGTTGCAGCGGTGAAGGACGAGGGTCTGCGCCGCAAGGTGATCGAGGCGCTGCTGGCCGATCCGGAGATCGGCGCGGACGATGCGCGGATCATGGCTGGCGTCGATCGGCCGGAAGGTGCTGCGGCCACGCCGCTACCTCACATGAAGTTCGTCAACGCTGTGGTCGGCAATATGGCCCGCCTCGGCGCGCCGAAGCTGAAGCAACATCTACCCGAGATCGTCCGCGCTCTCGGCACGGATGATGTCAAACGCCAGATGCGTGATCTTCTCAACGCGGAGCTGGGCGAATGAGGGGCGAGATTTCCTCGGGCAAGTTCTCCAAGCGGCATCCGCTCGACTGGTATGTCGATCCGATCTGGTGTGCGCGGCAGTTGGCGCTTGCGCTCGATATGTTCTGGCAGGAGCGCAACCTCGGTCTCGCGATCTGGGACCCCTGCTGCGGGATGGGCAACACGCTGCAGGCGGCGTGGGAAAATGCCGAGTGGGAAGAGGGTTTCGCAGTCCGGACCATCGGCTCTGACCTGGTCGACAATTTCGACTGGGCCAGCCGAGCACCCGACGGAGCACCCCTCTTCTTTGTTCCATTGAAAGGGGCTGTGTGATGGCGCTTTCCCGAACAGAAGCCGATGTGATGCTGCTCCACGATGGTGGGTTCAAGCGGCGCGAAATCTCGCGCGATCTGGGGCTCAAGCCCAGTTACGTCGATGCGATCGTCGAACGCTATTCGCTCAACCTTGCCGAGGATCGCAGGCGCGAGAAACGCATTCGCGAGCGGACTGCGGTGCTTGGCGCAGCAGTGATCGCAGCCGGAGGACATCGGTGATGGCGCGCAAGTCGATCAACCGCGCCGAGCAGCTGCGCGAGCATCGGAAGGATTTCGAGCTGGCGCTCGAGCTGGGCTGCACCCCTGCCGAGGCGAAAGCGATCCGCGCACAGGTCGAGGCGCGCGAGAAACACCGCGCCATGCTGGCACGGCACGGCCGCCAGTCGGCGCTGCCGCCGTTGAAGATGCCGACGACGCAGGCCGAGTTCGAGCGGTTCAATTGCTCTTGGATGATGAGGAACTGAGCGGTGGCGCTGGGCAAACTCTTCAAGGTTGAGGTCAACGCAACTCCCGCAATGATCGCGGAGATTGAGGGCCTGTTTGTCGCCAAATTGGCGGAGGGGGTTCCCTCGATCGTTGGATACTACGACCAGCGCGGCAAGCTGCGCCGGATCGTCGCGCAATATCCCGACGGGTGGCGTTCGCAGGTCAACATCGACCGCGAAGGCTATGTCACCAGCGCTCATTCGTCACTGAAGCTTAAGGGCATTGTCGAGAAAGCCAGCAATGCCTGAGTTGATCGTCACCCGGCATGCGATGGATCGCTATCGCGAGCGCGTTGAGGACGTGCCGGATAGCGAGATCTTCGCGCGTCTCTCGGCGCGCGTGTTCGAGATCGCCGCCGAGTTCGGCGCGCGCTATGTCCGGATGCCGCAGGGCCAACGCGCGGTGATCGTTGACCACAAGATTGTCACCGTGCTGCCGACCGATCACTCGCCGGGCAGCCTCAGCCCCTACCGCGACTACATCTACGACGCCGGAGGCTCGGATGCCTAAGGCTCGCGCACATCCCGACCAGATGGGCTTCGATTTCACCGCGCCCGCGCCCTGCAAGGGCGTGGCGGAGCTGGCTGGACTTGAGCGCCAGATCAACGAGCTGGTCGGCACCATCCTCAACAGCGATCCGCGCGCGCGCGAAGTGATCGCGGCCGAGATGAGCGTGCTGCTCGACGACACTGTCAGCCGGCAGATGCTCGACGCTTACGCCAGCCCTGCGCGCACCGAGCACAAGGTGCCTGCATCGCGCCTCCTTGCGCTGGTCGCGGTGACCGATCGGCAGGACCTGCTTGACCCGATCATGCGCAAGATCGGCGCGGCGCTGCTCGTCGGCGACGAGGTACGCACTGCGCGCCTCGGCCAGATCGAAGCGATGCTGAGCGAGCTGCAGGACGAGCGCCGCATGCTCAAGGGCAACACTGCGAAGATCCGGGAGAAGAAGAACAAATGAGTGTGATGCCGATCCCGGCTGAGGCGCAGGTTGCGCAGGAGTGGTTCACTGCGGCAGAGCTGGCGGCACTGGCATTGCCGGGGCTGCCTGCGGACAAGCGGTCGATCAACCGGCGCGCGGATTCCGAGCGCTGGGCTGCAAGGCTTGGCGCAGACAAGCAGCTGCTGGTGCGCAAGCGNNCNGGNCGCGGCGGCGGGCAGGAGTTTCATGTCAGCCTGCTGCCCGGTGAGGCGCGGGTCGAGCTGGTGCGGCGCGGTATCTGCGCGGCCGAGGAGAAGCCCCAGATCGATCGCGGTGCGTCGGGTTGGGCGTGGTACGACCGGCAGAGCGGGAAGACCAAGGCTACCGCGGAGCATCGCCTATCGGTGTTGGACGAGATCGAGCTGCTGATCGAGGGCGGGTTGACCAAAACCGCAGCTATCTCTGCGACCTCGGCAAAGCATGGCCGTGGACATAGCCCTGCGACGCTCTGGGATTGGTGCGAACTGGTTGAAGGTATTGAGCCGAGCAACCGGCTGCCCGCGCTTGCACCTCGCCGAAAGGGCGGAGGAGCCGCAGCCGAGATCGACGACTTTATCTGGGAAACATACCTTGGCGATGCGCTCCGGCTGTCGAAGCCGACGCTGACCAGTTGCTATGAGCGGGTCGCGGCGATCGCCCGCGAGAAGGGCATTTCAATCCCTTCTGAGCGCACCTTCAGCCGCCGCTTCAAGTCCGAGGTTCACGCCACAGTCAAAACGAGAAGACGTCAAGGAAAGGAGGCGCTGCGGCGCTCCGTCCCGGCACAGCGCCGCACGGTCGAACACCTGCGCGTGCTCGAAGAGGTCAATATCGACGGACACAAGTTCGACGTTTTCGTCGAACCGCCGCCCGGCTGCCGCAAGACCAAGCCGATCCGGCCCACCATGGTGGCGATTCAGGACATCCGGTCGAGCAAGATTCTCGCGTGGCGTGTCGCAGAGACCGAGAGCAGCGCGGTGGCGCGTCTCGCCTTCGCCGATCTCTTCCGCAACTGGGGCATCCCCAAAGCCTGCACGCTCGACAACGGTCGCGGCTTTGCCTCGAAGTGGATCACCGGCGGCGCGAAGACGCGTTTCCGCTTCAAGGTGCGCGACGAGGAGCCGACCGGTCTCCTGACTGCGCTCAAGATCCAGATCCACTGGGCGCTGCCCTATCGCGGGCAATCAAAGCCGATCGAGCGCGCCTTCCGCGACCTTTGCGACACGATTGCCAAACATCCGAAGATGGAGGGAGCCTACACTGGGAATTCGCCAGCCAACAAGCCCGAGAACTACGGCAGCAAAGTGATTGCCTGGGAAGAGTTCGTTCAGCACGTCAATGACGGCGTTGCCTGGCACAATGCTCGCAAGAACCGGCGCGGCCGAGACTATGCCGGGCGCAGTTTCGATGAGGTGTTCGAGGAACTTCTGCCTGCCTCACCGGTCGGCAAGGCGGACCCTGTTGCTTTGCGGATGGCGCTTCTCGCCGCAGATGAGAAAATGGTCAATCGCCAGACTGGCGAGATCGAGCTCTACGGAAACCGCTATTGGTCGCCCGAATGCAGCGAGCTGCACGGCCAGAAGGTGACGGTGCGGTTCGATCCCGAGTGCCTGCACCGCGAGATATATATCTACAGTCAGACCGGTGAGTTCCTGTGCGAGGCACAGCTGTTCAATGACTCCGGCTTCGACAATGTCGAAGGCGCGCGGGAGACCGCCAAGCGGGTCAAGGCAATCAAACAGCTCGAACGCGAGCATGAAGCTGCATTGCAACTGGTGCATGCCGACGAGATCGCCGCGCGACAGGCGAAGATTCGCCCTGTGCCATCGCCGGAGCCGAGCGTGATCCGACCGGTGCGGCACGCTGGCCAGACCGCAGCGGCGCTGAAGCCGCAGGCGGCACCGCAGAAATCCAAACGCCAAGAATTGCGCCTCAGCGGTGTTCCGCTGCGGCTGATCGACAACGACTAGGGAAGGACTGACCCCGATGAACAATGCCAACAGTGTGCCGGTTGATATCGAGGAGATGCGTTTCTGGGCGCTCGCCTTTATCGAAGAAAGTAACCCGCCGATCACCCAGACCGAGATGGCCAAGCGCGCCGATATCGCGGTCGGCACGATGAACCTTTTTCTCAACGGCAAATACACTGGCCGCAACGATCGCGTGGCGCGCAAAATCCTGCAGTTCAAACAGCAGGTCGAGGCCGATCGTGCTGCTGACGGGGCGCTGCCGGTCAATCCGGGCTATTTCGAGACCGAGACATCGGCAGAGCTGGAGCAGCTCCTGCTGCTGGCCCACACCGGGCGTATCACCGCCGCAGGGACCGCGCCAGGTACCGGCAAAACGATCACGATCGAGGAATACCGCCAGAAGGTGCCGCATGTTTACGTGGCGACGATGGCGCCCAGCTCAAAGCGGCTCGTGCAGATGATCCGGCAGGTGCTCTCCGCACTCAAATACGAGACCTCGCGCATCCTCGCTGCCGATGGCACCACCGAAGTGATCAAGCGCCTGATCGGCAAGCGGGCGCTGCTGGTTATCGACGAGGCCAACCACCTGTCGATCGACGCGCTCGACGAGATCCGCAGCTGGCACGATGCGACCGGCTGCGGGATCTGCCTGCTGGGCAACAAGGAGCTGATCCGCGAGCTGGAATCGGGAAAGAACAAGACGCAGCTCGCGCGCCTCAACAGCCGTATCGCGTGGAAGTTCCAGCGCGAGACGCCGACCGAGGAGGACGTGCGGCTGTTCTGCGATGCCTGGCAGATCAGCGACCCGGCGATGCGCAAATACCTGCGCGATATCGCGACCACGCGCGACAGCGGTGGCCTGCGCGAATGTCGCCAGATCGTCGAGATCGCATCGCTGTTTGCCGCGCGTGAGAGCCGCGGGCTGATCCTCGACGATCTGCGCGACGTGCAGGCGCAGCGCGCAAGCCGCTGGATTTCGGCGTGATCGAGCTGCTCACCATCCTCCGGCGCACGGTGCGCGATTTCGACCAGCTGCACGGCGAAGGCGCGGCTGCGCGCGAGACGCTGGTGTTCGCCGCGATCGTAGCCGGAGCAGCCATCCTCGCCATCGGCATCGCCGCAATCGGAAAGGGAATGTGATGCTCAATACTGACGCACGCGCCACCGCTCGCCCTGCGACATTCAACCAAGGGGATCAGCGCCGCAGGGCAATGCTGGCGAAGATCCACATCGCCAAGAAGCAACTGGATCTCGACGAGGATGACTATCGCCAGATCCTGCGCGACGAGGCGCGGGTTGCCAGCGCAGGTGATGCCGATGTGCGCGGGCTGGAGGCGGTGCTGCGGCGGTTCGAAGGGCTGGGCTTGCGGCTACCTGCGCAAGCCATCAACGATCCAGCGCGCTGTCGAGATTTACGAATGGCTGCTGCGCACGAAGTACCTGCCCGCAGTCGAGCGCGCCTTTGCCGGGATCGCGCTTTCCGAGGCGCAGCTGACCGCTGCACTTTCCTTTCACTGGAATACCGGCGCGATCGGGCGGGCTGACTGGGTCGAGAGTTTTATTCTGGGTGCGCATTCGCGTGCCCGGCGCGAATTCATGAACTGGTCGCGGCCGCGATCGATCATCGACCGCCGCAAGGCCGAGCGCGACCTCTTCTTTGACGGTCGCTGGAGCGGCGATGGCGTGGTGCTACACTACACCCGCGTCCGTGACAGCGGCACGCCCGACTGGGCGAGCGCCGAGCAGCTCGACATTCGCCCTGCTGTCCGCGCCGCGCTGGGTCAGCGCTGATGTGGGTGGCGGCAAAACTGTTCTTCTCAGGGGCGCTTGAGATGGTCCTTAGATGGGCCTCAGTGGCGATCAAGTGGCTGCTGGATGACGAGTGGCGCTTCGCAGCGATCGTGTTCGCGGCGATCTGGGCCTGGGCTCACTTTCTGACCATCCCGCAGGTCGAGGCCGAGCGCGATCGTGCGCAGATGCAGACCGGCGCGGTGCGCGCGGCCTTCACCGCAACCGTGGCCAGTTACCGCGCCGCCGCCGCCGACGCGCAACGCGACGCCGAGGCCAATGTCGAACGCGTCGAGGCCGAGCAGGACGCCATCACCCAGGAGACGATCAATGATTACGAAACCCGCCTTGCCGCTGCTCGCGCTCGCGCTGATCAGCTGCGGCGCGCAGCAGGCCGAGCCGCAACCGATCCCGGCCGTGCCGACGCAGCTGGTCTGCCCGGCACCGGCGCGCCCTCCGGCAGCGCTGATCAAGCGTCCGGTGATCCTCGACTTCCTGCCACCAGCCCCGGCGACTGCCCCGCAGGGCGGGTCTGCCTCACCCTCGACGAAGCGCTGATCGCGACCGAGCAGGCGATCCAGCTCGACGCGCTGATCAGCTGGACGCTGCGCCAGTCGGCAGTCCCTTTCCAGACCGAGGCCCAAGATGATGAGTGAAGAACGCGGCCTTTTGCGCGCCGAGGAATTCCAGCGCCAGCAGGACGAGCTGAAGGTGGGGCGCATCCGGTCCTCGCTGGTCCTGAAGGGCGACGAGTTTTGCCAGGACTGCGGTGAGGACATTGGAGCGGAACGGCGCGCCGCGCTGCCGTCGGCCACGCGCTGCGTTGATTGCCAGGGCGACCACGAGCGGCGCAGCAAACAGGTGCGTGCGCTGTGATCGAGCCGCTGTCCTTCCCCAAGTTCCTCGCGATCTATCTGCCGACGCTCACTGCGGCGGCGGTGATCCCCGAAGCGCCCATGCCGCTGGCGCAGATCTCAACGCGCGGATCGCGCAGGAGGCGCGGTTGGCGATCCTGAAGGAGCTCGCCGCCCAGACCGATGGCCGGCTCAACGATCTGCTGCTGCAGCGCGCACTCGATGCCTACGGCTTCCGCCGTGATCGCGATTGGGTGAAGACGCAGCTGCAGAAGCTGAAGGCGCTCGATGCGGTGACGTTGATCGATGCCGGGCCGATCGTGATCGCGCGGATCGAGCGCGTGGGCCGCGATCACCTGGACGAGCGCAGCGTGCTTTCGGGCGTCGCGCGCCCGCACGAGGTCGAGTGATGGCTGCGCGCGCAGAAAGCAGGAAGGGGCGAGGTCAGTTGTCCTCGATCGACCAGCTGCCAGAGGAGGCTGACGAGGATATCGTCTGGGTGCACCAACGCCTGCGTGAACGGAAGTTGCCGCAGAACGTGATCCTGATGGAGTTCAACGAGCGGCTCGCTGACAAGGGCCTCGGCCCGATCAGCAAGAGTGCATTCAATCGCTACGCGGTGAGTAAAGCGATTCTCTATCGTGAGCAGGATCGGGCAAGGCGGCTTGCCCAAGACTTGGTCTCGGTGATCGAGCTCGATGAAGCTGATGACCTGACGATCATGCTCAACGAGATGATCAAGGTTGCGAGCTTCACAATCCTCGAGCGGGGTGATGTAGACACGAAGGACCTGGTGAACATTTCCCGCGCGATGAACGAGGCCGAAAAGTCCAAGAAGACCAGCGGGGAGGATCTGCAGCGTCGGCAAAAGCGGCGTGAGGCAGCCGCAGACAAGGTCAGCGAAGCGGCTAAGGAGGCGGGCCTTAGCGCCGAAACGATTTCACAGCTGCGCCGTGACTTTCTTGGGGTTCGAGAGAGCAAGTCCGAATGACAGATGTCGCCGCCTCGATGGTCGATCCGGACACTTTGCCGACGGCGGATCAGCCGCCGCCGCCATCTCCAATCGACAGCCTTATGCCGGGAATGCTGCCGCCTGAGGATTTCGATCCGCTGGCTGACGGCATTCTGATGCAGCACCAGAAGGACTGGATCGAGGACACCTCGCCGCTGAAGCTGGGTGAAAAAGGCCGGCGCACCGGGATCACTTTCGCCGAGGCGCTCGACACCACGCTGATCGCGGCTGCATCGAAGAAGGCCGGGGGGGATAACACCTACTACGTCGGCGACACGAAGGACAAAGGGCTCGAGTTCGTTTCGGTCTGCGCCCGCTTCGCCAAGACGGTAGCCAAGGAGGCACTGGAAGTCGGCGAGTTCCTTTTCGAAGACAAGCAGGAAGACGGATCGAGCAAGTACATCACCGCCTATCGCATCCGCTTTGCCTCGGGCTTCTCGATTGTGGGCCTTTCGAGCAGCCCTGCCAATATTCGCGGCCTGCAAGGGCGGGTCATCATCGACGAGGCAGCGTTCCACCGCAATGTCGCAGCAGTGATTGACGCCTGCAACGCGCTGCTGATCTGGGGCGGTGTGATCCGCATCATCTCGACGCACAACGGCGATCTCAATGCCTTTAACGAGCTGATAAAAGAGACCAAGCAGGATCTCTACGATTACTCGATCCACCGCGTCACATTCGACGACGCAGTCGCCAACGGCCTCTACGAGCGCGTGTGCCTGATGCGTGGGACCAAACCCTCACCCGAGGACAAGGCTGCGTGGTACAGCCGCATCCGCCGCGCCTACGGCTCCCGGAAAGAAGCGATGCGCGAGGAACTGGACGCGATTCCGCGCGAAGGCGAAGGCGTTCTCCTGCCACTTGCCTGGATCGAGCGCTGCAGCAGTCAGGAATACACCGTGCTGCGATGGAAGCCGCCTTTCGACGGCTTCGTGCATTCGTCGAAGGAATCGCGCCGGGGAGAGATGCTGGCCTGGCTTCACAGGAACGTCGAGCCGGTCATCCAGCGCTATGCGGGCAAGGAACTCACCTGGTACAATGGTGGCGACTTCGCGATGCGTCAGGACCGCAGCTCCTATCCGTTCGGTTTCGTAGGCGAGGATCTTCGCCGACACGTCCCCTTTATCGTCGAGCTGCGGCAATGCCCTTACGACCAGCAGAAGCAGGCGCTGTTCTGGATCGTCCACCAGCTGATGATGATCGGGCGCTACGGCGGCGGCGTGCTCGATGCTAACGGCAACGGTATGGCGTTGGCGCAGGAGGCCGTGCAGGAGTTCGGAGCCGACCGGATTGTCGAGTTGATGCCTTCGGTCGCGTGGCGGCGCGAGACTGGCCCCGGCTTTCGGGCGGCGTTTGAGGATGGCACGATCCTGATCCCGGCCGATCTCGATACTCGCAACGACCTGCGTCAGCTGCAAATGAGCGGCGGCGTCGCGACCATGCCCTCGCACGTTCGCAATGAAGGCACCGACGGCGGCAAGCGCCACGGCGATAACGCGATCGGCCTCTGGAACTTCCACGCTGCAACGATGCGTGAGGAAGGCGGGCGCTGGACACCGCTGAACGATCCTACCGTCGCGCACACGGTGCTCGACCTCGACAAGAACTGGATACCGGCATGAAGCAAGGATCGCACAACCTTGGTGGATCGATGAATGATCCGACTGTGCTTGCTCGCATCACGCCACTGGGTGTCACGCTCTCCACCAATGCCGGTGGCAAGCGCAGCGATCTAAAACTGACGCTGGAGCAGGCGCACAATCTGAAGGAGCTGCTGGCATGAACCCGATCACCGCCGCCACCAAGGCGCTCGCCTCCGGGCTTGGCCAGTTCCTCACCTCGCTGCGCACGATGCGGCATCCGGGGCAGCCGATCCTGTGGGACCGGACACTTAAACGCACCCGGTTCGACTATCGCCGCGAGGTCGGCGACGGCCTTGATTCCAGCGTCGTCACCGCGCCGATCTTCTGGATTCAGCGCGCGCTGCCCGAGGCCACGCTGGCGCTCGAATTCACCAACGAAGACGGGGCGAAGGAAGACCTCGAACATCACGAGATGCTCGACCTGATCCAGAACCCCAACGGCTACTACGGCGACATCGCGCTGTGGATGGCGACGATCCTGTCGTTCCTGGTCGATGGCAATGCCTACTGGATCAAGGTCCGCAATGGCTATGGCAAGCCCACCGAGCTGTGGTGGGTGCCGTGGTGGATGATCGAGCCGAAGGCCCCGATCGATGGCAGCGACTTCATCGAATATTACGAATACACGCCGGGCACCGGACTGGGGCGGATGCCGCTCGATCCAGCTGACGTCGTCCACTTCCGGCACGGCATCAATCCGCGCAATCTGATGAAGGGCCTCTCGCCGCTCGACGGGGTGATCCGCGAAATCTTCACCGATCTCGAAGCCAGCAACTTCGTCGCTAGCCTGCTGCGCAACATGGGCGTGCCCGGTGTCGTCATCAGCCCCAAAGGCGGCGCGATGCCTGCGGCAGAGGACGTCGAGGCGACCAAGACGTGGTTCAAGCAGGCGTTTGGCGGCGACAATCGCGGCGGCCCGCTGGTGATGGGCGCGCCGACCGAGGTCAGCTCCTACGGCTTTGACCCCAAGGCGATGGATTTGTCCGAAGGGCGCGACGTGGCCGAGGAGCGCGTCTGCGCGGTGATCGGCGTTCCGGCCGCCGTGGTCGGCTTTGGCGCGGGGCTCCAGCAGACCAAGGTCGGCGCGACGATGAAGGAGCTGCGCGAGCTTGCCTGGCAAAACGGCGTCCTGCCCTACGGCAATATGCTCGCCGACGAGCTGAAACGCAGCCTGCTGCCCGATTTCCAGCGCGGCGCGGCACGCAAGCAGAAGCTGCGGCTCTACTGGAACACCGAGAATGTCGTCGCGCTGCAGGAGGACGAAAACAAGCGCACCGAGCGCAAACTCAAGGAGTTCGACAGCGGCGCGATCACGCTGTTTGACTATTATCAGCGGACCGTAGATCGGTTCAGTGCTCCAGAAGCTCTTGTCGGAGACTCCAGAAGCTTGCGCCGCGCTACAGCGTGCAAATGGCCGATCCGCGCAAAAGCGGAAACTGACACTTCAGTTCGCCCATCTTGTGAATACTGCAATAAAGTCAGAGGGTTCGGGGAAAATCGGGGTTTTCAAACACCCCACTTCACCGTTCCATCTTCACCCGCTCTTGCCCTTGCAGTCCCAAGCGCCTAG